TAGCCAGTACCAACTCAGAAGAATCTGCTCCATTCTAATGAGTAAACGTGAGATTAGTTCTCTGTTAGAGGACATTGATAAATTATTTAATCAAAGTACTACTCCATCGGAGGCTAATCTCACACTTTTAAAAGAAGGGATAGCTCAGTCAGTCACTCAAGTTTTATCAGAGGTAAGAGATTCCACAGGTAAAATGAGACTGTCAGGTATTGGAAAGAAAGATAGGCAACTGTGGTATGACTACAATGGATATGAGAAAGAACCATTGGCTACAGCCACTAAGATTAAATTTTTATTAGGTCATATAATAGAAGAACTTACCTTGTTCCTAGTAAAAGAAGCAGGACATGAGGTAACTAAATGTCAAGAAGAAGTAACAATAGGTGGTGTTAAAGGACACATAGATGCAATCATAGACGGAGAATTAGTTGATGTTAAGTCAGCATCTCCTTATGGATTCAGAAAGTTTTTTAACAACTCATTATTAAATGATGATCCTTTTGGATACATCTATCAGATCTCTAGCTATGCTAAAGCAATGGGAAAAGATAGAGGATACTTCTTAGCAGTAGATAAATCAAATGGTTTCATGACATTAATGAAGACCGATGTTACAGATATAAAACCAGAGAAAAGAATCAGAGAACTTAAAGCTTTATTAAATACTAAAACTCCACCAGAAAAATGTTACAAAGAAATAGAAGAAGGTAATGGTAACAAGAAGTTAGCCATAGGTTGTAAGTTCTGTGACTTTAAAAAGATATGTTGGAAAGACTCTAATGAAGGCTTTGGTTTACGTAAGTTTAACTATGCTAGTGGTAATGAGTTCTATACTTATGTAAAGAAAGAGCCACGAGTACGAGAGGATTTCTAATGCATTGGACTGACCTAAGAACTAACAAAGACTTTGAACCTGACACTCTAGATAGATTCGGTTTTGTCTATGTCATTACTAATACTAAAACTAAACAAAAATACATAGGATGTAAGCAATTCTATATAGGTAAAGACCAGACACCTTCTAAGTGGCAGTCTTATACTGGTTCTTCTAAGTATCTTAATGCTGATATAAAAAAGATAGGGAAGAAACATTTTACCTTTGAAGTCATAGATGAATTTAAAAACAAGAGAAGTCTTGGTTACTATGAATTGTTTTATCAAATGAAATATAATGTACTTGATTGTGTGCTTGAAGGAACAGATGAACCTGCTTACTATAATAATTATGTAGGTGGTAAATATTATAGACCAGTACAAGGTCGTAAGCCTGAGCCCACACAAGTCCTTCAAGTAACTTTTACAGATAAAAGAAAATTAGTTATACCTAATCTTAAAATGTTTGCTTCTTTAAACAACTATGATAAGAGCCATCTTTGTAAAGTTCAACAGGGTAAAAGAAAGAGACATAAAGATGTAATTAGAGTTGAGACTGTGAGTAATGTCTAACGAAGAATCATTAGCGAAGGTTCTTAATGAAGGAGTCCATGATTCTCATAGTCCTGAACGTGTGTTGTGGTTGTGTGTTATACTGCAACAACTTCTGGATGCAACTAAACCAACGTATGAAGGAGAAAATTCTTACAATATTTTAATGAGAGACAGTGCAAGATCATGGCTTACTTCTTCCTATGGTGTAACAGCTACAGATAGAGATGATGTATGTGACATGGCAGGAATAAATCCTGAAGCTCTCACTACTTTTACTAAGAAATTATTTAACAATGATGAGATAGAATTTGTAAGGAAAAGAATCAATGCAATATTACATGAGACTTTAACATGATTATGTGGACACATTATTGTAAGAATGAAGAGACTACTATGGAGATAGGACAGAATGAAGAATGTAATTGGTGTGGTATGAGTGAAGAAGATATATATAAATCTGATGGATTTGAAGATGCTTTACTAGGAAGAGGTCAACAATTTAATTCAGACTTTTATATTTATTCTCATAGTAGATGTATAGAAATATTAAGGGAACGAGATGGTATGACAGAGGAAGAAGCTTTGGAATACTTTGATTACAATGTACAAGGAGCATGGGTAGGTAAAGGAACTCCTATCTTTGTTTATGATGAAAGGTGGAGGGAATGGAATGACAACAAATAATATAGATGGTAGTGGATTTGCACGTCATGATGATATGATTAAAGAATCAGTAAAAGAAACAGGAAGTTCTAGACAGGTAGGTGGTAGCCATTATAAAGATTGTGTGATACAACCAACAGAATATATAGTTAAGAATAAGCTTGACTTCTTAGAGGGAAATGTGGTAAAGTATATTACTCGACATAAGACTAAGGGACAAGAAGAAGATATAAGAAAAGTTATTCATTATGCAGAATTAATATTGGAGTATACATATGGAAAATGAATTTAGATTAAAAGACATATCAATATTTTTAGATGGAGATTCTCTTCATATAATAGGACCTAATCATGAAGAGATGCCTATATCATTATATGCATTGGCTGACAATTTGTTTAACCAGCCTCTTGATAATCCAGAGTTAGTCCCTGCTGTTATAAGAGGATTAAAAAATGTTATAGGTTATATAGAAGAGCAACAAATAACTAATAAGAGGACCTTACAATAATGGCATACTCAGGTAAAGATTACTTAGGAGACAAGAAGTTATCACAAGAGTTAGCTGATAAAATATATAAGTATTGGGTAAAGAAAGTACCTACTGCTAAGGTATGGGTTGAGCCTTTTTATATGGGGGAAACTAAACTATGGCAAGTCAGAAACAATTTAACATTCACATATAAATAGAGGAGATGCAAATGGCATCATTACTGGGAAGTAATTACTTACCCACAGAATACCAGTCTTTCATTCACATGTCTAGGTATTCCAGATGGTTAGAAGAAGAAGGTAGAAGAGAAAGTTGGGGCGAAACTGTAGGTAGACTTATCTCTTTCTTTAAGAATCACATAGATACTAATTTAGGTGGAGTAATTAAAAATAAAGAATGGGTGGAAATAGAAGAAGCTATCCTATCTTTAGAAGTTATGCCATCTATGAGAGCCTTGATGACTGCAGGTAAAGCATTAGATAGAGAACATGTGGCAGGATACAATTGTTCTTACATTCCTATTGATAGTCCAAGATCTTTTGATGAGGTACTATATATCCTTATGAATGGTACAGGTGTAGGCTTCTCCGTAGAGAGACAGTACTCAGATAAATTACCTACTGTTCCTGATGTGGAGTTTACACATACAGAAGATGTTATAGCTGTAGTAGATTCTAAAGAAGGATGGGCAAAAGGATTCAGAGATTTAATATCTTATCTTTATACAGGTAGAGTACCTAAGATTAATGTTAGTAAGATTAGACCTGCAGGTGCAAGACTTAAAACATTTGGTGGTAGAGCTAGTGGACCTCAACCTTTGGTAGATCTCTTTGACTTTACTATTCTTAAATTTAAAAATGCCAAGGGCAGAAAGCTTTCCTCTATGGAATGCCATGACATTGTATGTAAGACAGGGGAAGTTGTAGTAGTGGGTGGTGTCAGACGATCAGCACTTATATCTTTATCCAACTTATCAGACCAACGCATACGTGCTGCAAAGAAAGGCGAGTGGTGGTCTACTAATCCAGAGAGAGCTCTGGCTAATAACTCTGTTGCATACACAGAGAAACCAGATCCCGGTATCTTTATGAAGGAATGGTTGTCTCTCTATGAAAGTAAATCAGGGGAGAGAGGTATCTTTAATAGAGCATCAGCTCAAAAGAAAGCTGCTGAGAATGGTAGAAGAGATGCTGACTGGGACTTTGGTACTAATCCTTGTAGTGAAATTATTCTTAGACCTAATCAGTTCTGTAATCTTACAGAGGTAGTGGTACGTGCCGGTGATACAGTCAATACTCTGATGAGAAAGGTTAGAGTAGCTACCTTACTGGGTACTATACAATCTACCTTCACTAACTTTGGATACTTAAGAAAGAGATGGCAAGACAATACAGAAGAAGAAAGATTACTTGGTGTCTCTCTTACTGGTATCATGGATTCTGAATTACTTAATGGTAAAGAAGCAGGGCTAGAAAAAACATTAGAGAAACTTAAACAAGAAGCAGTAGATACTAACAAAGCTCTTGCTAAGAAATTAGGAATACCACAATCAACAGCCATCACTTGTGTTAAACCTTCAGGTACTGTTAGTCAGTTAGTAGATAGTGCCAGTGGTATACATGCCAGACATAATCCTTATTACATTAGAACAGTAAGAGGGGATAACAAAGATCCATTAACTGAGTTCATGAAAGCATCTGGTATACCTAGTGAGCCTGATGTAATGAAGCCAGAGCATACAACTGTATTCTCTTTTCCTATGATGGCTCCGAAGGGTTCCATATGTAGGACAGAGATGACAGCCATAGAACAATTAGAGATATGGAAATGCTATGCACAACATTGGTGTGAACATAAACCTTCGGTAACTATTAGTGTTAAGGAAGATGAATGGGTACCAGTAGGAGCATGGTGTTGGGAAAACTTTGAACATCTAAGTGGTGTATCCTTCTTACCTTTCTCTGATCATACCTATCAACAAGCACCTTACCAAGATATAGAT